CCGCCTGCACTGTGTTTGGCGAAGCGATTCTTTACTGCTGCAATTCTAAACTCACCTGAATATGGTAGCAAGGCTACAGTCAGAATCATCTCAGGTAGTTGTGCAATCTTGCCCTGAATAGCCTTACGGCTTGGTGGCATATCAGGTCTGTTCTCAGCCTCTGATGTGTGGTGCAGTAACAGTACGGCTGCATCCGTCTCACGTGCTATATGGTGCATAGCCTTCGCTATTTCACGAAGGCCAGACCATTCATCGCCAGTCATGGAGACAACGTTCATAGCATTGTCCACGATAATCATATGGGGATACTCACCATATGCTTCGCCATATGCACGAATGGCTAAGTCAATCTCGTCAAGCGTTGGGCTTGGCGCAAAGTCGAATTGTAAATGAGTGATGCTAGATAGTTCTTCAATGTAGAAGTCCTTACCTGCACCAGTCATGAAGGCTTCCTCAACTGAGGAAACTTGATGGCCCGTGACCATGGCTGCAGCACGTAACGCTGTGGTATAAGCGTCTGTGTCTGCGGAGATATACAGCGTTGGCACTTTCATTTGGACTGCCATCCAGAGAGCGATAAGAGACTTACCAGCATTTGGCTGGCCTGCAATCATAGTCATCTGTCCTCTGCGAAACTTAATCCCGTCGGCTGCAAGTGACGGGAATAAGTCTGGCAGGATTTGGAAATCGTGTGTGCTTCGCACTGCTGCCTGTGTTAACGACAGCATCAGTTACCTTAGCGGAGGAACTTAGGAGCGCACTGGTCTGGTGTTCCCTGTGGAGATGGGCAGAAGTAGCCCTTCCATTCCTTAGGGGCACCTGGCTTGCTAGTGCGATAGACCAACTTGCCGTGCTTACATGAACCTTCTTCAATGACTGAAGACTGGATTGGTGCAGCACCTGGGAAGGCTGCTGAGATAATGTTTGCTGCAGATGCACCTGATGTACCAAGGTCAACACCTGTGCTCTTGATAAGAGCAGCGTTCATTGCTAGGTCAGCAAGACCTGATTCAAGTTCTGCTGCAGTTGCTGCGTACACATTGATAAGCGTTCCATCCGCCAACTTGTAGTTGACTTGGAACTTTGTTCCTTCTGTTGCCATTGTATTTCTCCTTATTTTATATTTGCTAGTGGGTCATAAATCTCTGCGAGTTGTCCGCCATAAGCATAGCAGTAATCCTTAACTCCGCAAGTGCCACACATCATCCCGATGTTAGGCAGGTAAATATCATTATCTAATCCTCGTACAAACTGCTCAAACATCTCAGTCATAACTGGGATAGTCCACTTGTCCATGCCACTGGCCTCAAGGAACAAACCCTTACGTGCTGAATAGAAGTAACCCTTACTCGGTCTTACACCATACTGCATCTCCATGGTGCAGGCGTACACACCTAGTTGCATGGATGAGTCAGGCATATAACTTCCAGTCTTAAAGTCTACTACTGCCAGTTCCCCAGCAGGGGTGACGACTATAGCATCAGCAAATGCCTTGATAGGTACAGTGCCAAACATCTGGTTGAATTCTATTTCAACTCCAGGTGTATTGTCTTCTGATACCCACAATTCAAAGTGAGATTCCTGCCAAGCGTTGATGAAGTCAAAGAACATCTTCTTGCCGTTCTCATCCCACCACGCTTTGTTTTCTTTGTCAGGATTTTTAGCAGATGAACGGCCACCAATACGCCAGTCAGTTGGGTTAGTGCCAGGGTTGCGCTGCTCAACTGCAGCAATCTGATTTAAGAAAGCCTCGTCCCAGATTTTATCCCACGTCATTGGCTTCTACCTTCCCCGCTACTACTTCCTGTGCTTGCTTTAAGCCAGTTATGATATCAGGATTTGTTTCCTGTTCAATAAGGTTCTCAATCCTAGCGCCTAAGTTCTTACGCATGATTACTTCAGCCTCAACAAATGACTGCATGAAAGCATCACGACTAATAATCTTTGCATGTTTACGTCCCATTAGTAATCCCTATCTATTGCAGTAACAACTGTGGCTTTGCTATCGCAAAGGACACATCGGGCGTCGGTTGCGTACATTCCAATTTCATAGTCATGGTCAAACTTAACTTGTACATTCCACCATTCGGAGCCACATGGACAGACTCTGATTGGACCGAGTGAACGGTAGTCTGCTTCTTGACCTGAGGTTGGTTTGATGTTTCCAATTTCATCCCCCATTAGAACGGAACGTCCGCATATTTGCCAGCGTCTTGTGTCTTCTTGAATTCTTTTAGCAGGAATAACTCTGCTGCTGAGTGGAATGCTTGTCCTCCAACAAACCACCATGCTGGCTCGGATGGTGCTTGCAACTTGCGTTCCAATTGCCATGCCTTGCCACAACGTACCCATGAAGCGAATGAACTAAATGAGCGATGTGCTACCTGTATTTCTTTATTTTCTGTGTCCATAAGAGAACGATAGCAGGTGGCTGGCAAGTGTCAAACATGTGCGACACGGCGTGGCGCGAAACTTTAATTTGCTAATGGGTTCGGAATGTGTATACTACGAGCGAAGCGAGTGCAATTGGGGAGAGCCCTGAAGGCTCTCGGATGGCGAGCGGCTATGGCGATAGCGAGCCAATAGTAAAAGGGCAAAAAAAATAAAGCCCCTCCGAAGAGGGGCCCTATTGTTATTAAATTATTACGCGGTGGGTGCCTGAACTGCGGCATCCGCTGCAACCAATGCCTTGTTAGGCGCTGGGAATGTATCGCTTGGATTTACATAGCGATAGATAAGTGGTACTACTGCTGCAACACCAGCACCAGCAAGTGCCTTGAATGATGTTGTGTGATGGACGATGTACTCGGTGAGGATACCTCCGATAAGTACGTGGAACCATGCTGCCAATACTGTCCATACCTTTGGTGGTATGTTAACTAGGTATTTATTTTGTGCCATTAGTTTATCTCCTTAGGATGTCCACTTTGGACTTCCAAAGCCTACCACAAAGACAGCCATGTGACGCTTGTTACTTGCTTGGAATCCTCGTGTCTTAAGCGCTACTTCTCCGCCATTTGCCTGGCTGCCAGTAGGCTTCTTGTCGTTGCTAGTGTTGCCTTCAATGGTTGTAATGGTGCCATCACCATTGTCTTTGACCACGATACCCACATGCTCAATGCCTTTACCGTCAAAGGAGAAAAAGGCTATGTCGCCTGGCTTGGGCTTGGCAGTCTCATGGTTAGACCATTTGCCCTGGCCCTGGAATACCTTGGCCCCAGCAGGCGTATAGACGCAATCAGGCATACCTTTGAAGCCTATCTGTGCCGAACACCACATGACGAAGGAGCCACACCATGGCTGCCCATCATGGCCTGTAAACTTGCCATAGATAGTCTTGTTATCTGGTACCTCAACTACGCCTACCTGGCTCTGTGCCTTGGCTACAAAGTCTGCCGCTTGGGTCATAAGTCAATCCTTGATTTCATTACTTCAACATCAATCTTGATTGATTGTTGGTTCTCTAGCAGTTCTTCAACCTTGTTGATAAGGCCAGTCTTGCCATCGTTGTATAGCGCGTACTCAATGCGACTTAACTTATCCTTAAGTTCTTCTGTGTACTTGCTGATAGCATGCTTAGCAATCATGCCCATACCTGCGAGTAGGGCTGCGCCTACAAAGAAGTATGAGTAGACAATGGTGGCTGTATCTGAAGACATGGCGGTATTCCCTTTGGTGTAAGTAGTTAGATGGTACGGAACTGGCACATAATCATTCCACCGAAGCCTTTGAAACGACGCTCTGGTGGGGTCATACGAATAAATGTGATGGACTCAATGACGCCACGAACGGTTTCGTCATTGGTGAAGTCTTGCAGGATGATGACATCTCCGCCAGACTCTGTTGTTTCTAACTTCTGAATGCGCTCAGAGGCACGGCCTTCATAGCCAGTAGTCATGTTGTATCTGTCACCTTCAAAGTCATAGCAAAGAAGTGGCAGGGTAATGATGCGTTGACGCTGAACTGCAGGCAAAGCCTTCAACTGGTAGCCATTAAACGAATCTTCTTGGCCTACCAACTGCCCACTGGCAGCAATGAAAGTAAAGCGCAGGGCAATAGATTCTTTAGGGAAGATGTCCTGCGTATCCATACCAATGATGTCTTGGGTAAAGTCAAAGGAGTTGTCAACTGTAATGATGTCAGCAGTTGTAGCATCTG